AGGAAGATGGTTTATTTCTTCATTTTCTAAAATAGTGTAATTGTTATAACCACTACCACCAACTATAATTTTTCGTAGTTCTCCAATACCATCTCCATCCATATCAACTTTCATATAACACTCAGTTATTTGAACATTACGCATGGAAGGATCAATATTAGTAATATCAATATCCATTGTTGGATCATCATAAGATCGTCTAGTCGTAGCTTCTGTGTTAAACACACTATCCTCACTACTAGGAAGAGACTCAACATCTTTTTTATTAAAACCCATATCTATTAATTCAGATACGGTCTTGGTAACTCTATGAGCTATAAAGTTACAATCATCTAAATTTTTTGCTCTAGGAGAAACAAGTATTTCTTCTGGTGGTACTGGATCTATTTGACATCTACCATATTCTTTTGTTCTACGAAGTTCTACATCATAGAAAATACCATCTTCTTCTTCAATAGTTTCTACATCTATTATTTCAACATCACTATCAATTAATAATGCTTGATATTGCATTTCGTCTAAATGTTTATAAGACTCTTTCTTTTGTTTCTTAGAAGTTTTCCAATAGATTTTGCAAAAGCCATTCTTTTGAAGCAAGGCTGTTTTAAACATAGAATGCAAAATAGAAAAACCATCATTGTCTCTATTAAAAATAAAGTTACAGTAGTCAGTTATTTGTTCTGCATACGGTACATCTTCTGGGCCTTGAGGATCAAAGTTGACCATCTTATCGCTTTGTGTAAACATTCGCATTAAACTAGGCAACATAGACTCCACAACTTCTAATAAGTCTTGGCTGACCACACTTGATCTACCTTCTACTTCATTTCCTAGTGGCTCTCCTAAATAATATTTAAGAGCATCCTCTCGTTGTGTTGATAAATCACTAGAATAAAATCCTAAAGAGTTTGAAATCTCTTGAGAGATTAAAGCTAGTAATTTTGTTTTTGATAATTTTGCCATTCGTTTAAACTATTCCTGCGTTGTTATATTCTAATTTTGCTCCCCAATCACTTGATTGATTATTGCCTACGGCAAAGTATCGAAAAGCATCAGCACTATGACTGCACCAATTATGTTCTGGTTTATTTTTTAATTCGCCTCTATCATTAGAAGCCCATCTATATTGTCGTAAAGCATCTAAACCATGTTTACATTTTTCATGGTCAAACCAACATCTTGATAAGATCATCCTTACTGCGTTAATTCCATCCTCCACACTTAATTTAGGTACTATGCTAGTTCGCATTCCTAAAGATTGTGCGGTCT